AAACATCTCCTACACCATCTATAGTTTTTCTACCTCTTTTAGATGTTGTTTCTTCTACAGGAGATTCTTCAGTTATCCCTAAAACTTCATCTAAGTTTACTTTTTCTTTTTTTTCAGAAGTTTTAGGTTCTTCTACAACTTCTGTTTTTTCTTCTTTTGTTTCTTCTACTTCTTCTTCTTTAACTTCTTCTTTAACTTCTTCTTTAGATCCTTTTGATTTTGGATCTAGAAAAGATACATCAGTACTTTTTCTACTGAATATATTTGGTTTATTATCTTCAGGCAACGTTATGGAATCTCCTCCAGGTGCTGCGTTAAAAATATCATCAAGATTGACATCAACTTGTTCAACCTTTGTTTCTACTGTTTTGGTTTCTTTATCAGCCATGGTTATTTGTTGTTTTATTGGTTATACATATATAATATACAAAACTTTTATTAGTAAACCTTAGAAATTTTTTTCATTTTTTATTTTTTTGTCAGTATATAGCTATAACTATTTTTTCTTCTTTTTAGTTTCTTTTTTTCTGGATTGTACATCATATTTATTTTTATTTTCTCTTGCAATTTCAAGTTGAGTATTAGCAATTTCTTTTTGTGTTGCTAGTTTTTCTCTATCTACATCTAATTTAGCTTGATCATTAGCAGTTTTCTTAGCTGACTCTTCTCTCTTAAAATTCATTTGTTCCCTATATTCATCTCTTTTTCTCATATCTTGCATTGCATCTTGAAAATCACTTTGCTCATTCATATCAACATCCGCTTGTGCACCATAACCCGCTGCTCTAATTTCAGCAACCATAAGATCTTTCTTAATTTCTTTATCTTGTTTTTGTGTTTCAAATTCACGCTCTGCTTGTTTTTCTTGAGCTTGAGCTTGAAGTTGTTGTTGCTGCATTTGTTCTTGAGATTGTTGTTGAGCTTGTTGTTGTTGTTGTAATTTAGCTTCAGAATCTTTAAGTATATCACTAACTTCAGCAATTGAATCAGCTTTTATAATATTACCTAGATCATAAATACTAGCACCAGCTGTATTATTTGTCATTGCTAATTGTTTCAGCTGATCTAATATAGCTCTATGATTTGTTCTTGTTGTACAGAATATATTAAAATCTCTCATTAATAAATCTGTTCCAGTTATTGTAAAGTTTACCTTTTCTGCTTCAGAAGAAAGATAACTAAGTCTTACACTTGGAACAGTGCTATGATAAAATTGAGCTAAATCAGTTCTCATCTTATGTACCCTTGGCATAAGATTATCTGAATGTTGTATAAAGTACATTTCAGTTTGAGCATAAGATTGTTGCATAGCTTGCTGAACTCCGGTAGCTGTTTGTTGTGCAACTGGAGCTCCTAGTCTTTGAGGATTAATACCAATTGCATCAAAAGCTTGTTGTTTAAAATGATTAGCTAATTGTATTCTGGTCATTAATCTACCAGACTGTTCCATATTTAATGTTTGATAATGGTTAAAATTTGTAGCATTTTCTGTGTTAGTAATAGAAGTATCTAGTGGTAACATTCCAAAATCTTTCATTGCCACATATGCTTTTGCCATATTATTTTTACCCCAATCTTCTCCCATTGAGTGGCGTGGTAATGCGTTTTGATCAAACATAATTACAGTACCAAGTTCATCTACAAGTATATCAGCTATTTGATTATTTACCATATTATAACCAACTTGATATGCTTTCATTAGATCTACTAAAGATGTAGATCTTGTATTTCTATCTGAGAATACTCTTCCTTCTACTGGAAGTTTACAACCGTATAAATTATTATCTCCTTTAAATTGAAACTGTAATCTACCAGGTTTTGTTTTATTTATACCTACATAAATAGGATTTACTTCAGTCATACTTTGTCTCCATGTAGCTGGAAGATTTGGTCCTATTTTAACTCCACCCCATACTTCATTAATCCATATCCAATCAACATGTTCACCTTCAACCAGATTATCTTTTGTTTTTTGTTTAAATAATGATGTATTATAAATTGGATCTTCTGTAGTTTCAAAGTTTTCATCAATTACTTTTTGAATAACTTCTCCATCAGGCATAACTCTTGTTAAATGACCAACTTTTCTTTGAGTTTTCCAATATACTGTTGTAACTCTCATCATTTCTCCTTCACCCCAATTATGCATATCTTCACCTTCATTTAAAATCCATCTAATAACATCGGATCCTCTATTAGGGTTTCCTTGCCAATTGCTGACAAATTTTCTATAATCCAATCCTGGCATTTGAGTATTCCAATCATGAGATTTTGTAGGATCATAATATGAACCATCATTTTGATATCCACCAACTTGATACATTGCAGATCTAGCAGGATAAATATCTTGTAAAGATCTTAATTGTTTTTCAGTCATAAGATAACCAAACTTATCTATAACATCTGAAACAGTCATCATTTCACATTTACCTACATAATTAGAATCTGATATATATCTTGTATCTGGAGATTTTTGATAAAATGTTAATGCTGGATTCCATAATTCTATTTCATAATCATCTTCCATCATTTTGAAATGCCAAAACTCTCTATCACAAATAAGCATATCCTTAAATGCTCTTTCTTCTAATTCATGCATTTTAAATCTTTCTTCATCAACTACTAATTGATGAGATGCCCATTCTTCAACTAAACTTCTGTAATCTTTAGAAAAGAAATCTTCTATTTCTGGTAATGATTTTAAAGCTTCAGGATTTAATTGCTGTTGTGCTTCTTCAGAATTAGGATCTAAACCCGCTTCTATCATTTTTATTAGTATCTTTTTTTCTGCATCAGCTAATAAATTTTCTTCAACTAGCATTCTTTTTTGCTCTAGCATTTCATTGTATGATAGATCGTCTACAGCTCTAAATTGAACTTTATTAAATCTTTTTGAAAATTCTCCCGAAAGAACATTTATTACATTTGGAATTATAGGATAAAATTTTAACTCTAATGCAGAATCATCTTCTTGAGTTAAAACGTCCATTAACTCTTTATATTCATTATCTTCTTCAACTATATAATCAGTTTTATCAATTATACCTTTTGCAAGTTTATAATTTTTTAATATTTTTCTAGATGATTTTCTTAGATACTCAATACCTTGTAATTCTAACCAATCTATATTCCAAGCAGCCCAATCATCTGTTTTCTTTTTAGATGATAAAAATTGAACAGGTTGTGTTAAAGTAGCTGAAGAAGGATATCCTTTAGAATCCGCCTTAGCACCTTTCTTCATTTGTAAAGCATTTAGTACTTTCATAAATTATTTTTTTACAGTATATACAATTGATACTTTTCCAAATGATGATGTTGCATACCAAGATGGATTAAATTTTGTTGATGATATTGTCCAGTTCATTTATTTAATATTTTTAAAAGCAGATTTTTTAAATTTAGATTTTCCAACTCTTTTTCCTCTTCCTAAATTCTTAAAAGGTCTACTAGATAATTTATACATTTTTTGTGAATTTTCCAAGTTATCTAAAGACTTATCACTTTCTTTACGCTTTAAATAACCTCTATTAGCTTGTTGAAGCTTTGCAAATGCTATTAATGCAGAAAATGCTACAAGTCTATCCACGTTTAATCCAGGGAAATATTGCATCATTTCAGTTAGTAACATTTTATCTGGAATTCTATCAACACCTAATGTTGTACTTAAAACATTTCCATGTTCATCTGTATCTTGATTTATCTCTTCTCTAACAAATTCAATAGCATAAGATATTAAATGATTTTTAAATAATGTTCCTGTATTCTTCCATCCGTATTCTTGGTATACTGTACTGTTAGAACCAAGATCTTTTAAAAAAACAATTTGCTGTTTAGGTACTAAATACTTTTGTTTCTTTTTAGCAATCATATGCTGTATAAACAAAGAAATATTATTTTCTACTAATGTCCAAGCATTATACCATTCTATTATAAGTTCTAATTGTTCATGTGTTTTATTTATATCATCATATCTTCCACACCATGCTGCTACAATTTTATCTCCTTCTGTGAAATGTTCTAAACCATCAGGAGTTTCTCTTGTTATTTCTATAGGATTTTTATAAACAAATATACTACATAATGAATCTGATGTAGTAGTTTTACCTTCTGATACAGGGTCAATAGATGCATAATACATACTAAAGCTTGGATTTTTTACAGGCTTTTCCCATACAACTAAAGATCCTGTTTTATCTTCCATTTTCTTTTTTACAGGAAAATCTGTAATAGGTAATTTTTTTGTTTGTGTTGCTTTAATACCGTCTTGATCTCTTTCTAATTTTATAAACTCATATGGGTATTCTTTATCTTCAATTTTTTTAAGTTGTTTTGCTATAACACCTTGTGGGAATATTGCTGCTTCTCTATATGCAAAAGCTTCTTCAATATTAATTGGTTTTTGTGATATACGCAATTGATATTGTTCTGGAGCTAAATCTTTTTGCCATTGACTTCTTTCTTCATCAATAGCTTTTAAAGCTTCTTTAATTAAGGAATTACCGTATTGATCTATATGAGGAGGCATTGACCATTGTTCTGGTATGAATAATCCTGCTATACCAACAGTTCCTTTTTCA